AATTTAAATAAAAATTATTATTTTAATAAATTTACATTTATAAATTTAAAACTCTCTTGTTTTCATCATTTAAAAGTAATCCATCAATACTGGCATTATCTGGTAAATCAGAAATTTCGCTACCTGTAATTGTAGAGAATGTTTCTAATCTATCATCATTAATATCAGTATCTCCTAATTCATTTAAAATATTATCTAAATCACTTGGACCATTCATTTTATTTTGTTGTTGTGGAGGAGGCATAGAACTTGATGAACCTTGATTATTTCCTCCAAACATATTTGAGAACATCCCTGACATACCAGTTTGGTCTGTTCCACTTTGATGCATTGTATTTGCTGTTGCTGCTGCAAATTGTTTCATTAAATCTGGATTTTGTTTCATTACTTGATCAAGTCCTGGAAGAGACGATTTAAACATTGTATTTGTTAAGTGGAACATAAAAGCACTTCCTGCTAATGACATTAATAATCTTAATTCTGGTGCCATTTTACTATCTCCTTTATATTTTTGATGAAGTTCCTCAAAAATATCATCATAATCATCTACATTATCATTTACACTTTCAGACCATCCATCTAATCTTGCATTAATTGGATCAAATTTAGTATTCATAAACTCAATTCCTGTTACGGTAGCAACTAAAACCTTTCTTTGAAACTTAATACTAGCATCAGTATCCTTATCATTTTTAATTCTATCTAAATCATTCTTCATTTCTTCTAAGTTTGAATTCATATTGTGTTTTCTTGGTAGTTTAATACCTCTTTTTTCTAATCTATCTAATTGATATAAAATAGTTCTCTTTTGATTATTTATTTCTTCTTCTGACATTCTTGGAGGAGCTGGTTGAAAATAATTATTATTTACAGATTCTTCCTTTCTCCAAGAATTGTTATCAATATTATTTGTTTGTTTCACTTCTATTTCACTTTCATCATCACTTTCATCATTACTATTCCAAACATTTTGTTTATTTTCTTGTGGTACAAATGTATTTGATTGATTATTTAAATTAAAATTACCATTTGAACTATCATCACTATCACTATCACTAATAACATTACTATTATTACTTGACATTGATAATGCATCATGAGACCCCTTTTTCTTCTTATTCATTATTAAATCTAAACCAATATCTGGTACTTCGTTTACAACATTTAAATTTGGCCTTAAATCATTAGAAAATGTATTCATTCCATTCATTATTTTATTAAAAAAATTAAAGAAACTTTAAATAAATTAATAACGCAAATTTAAAATTTAATTAAATTTAATTAAATTTTAAAAATATCAGTTTGACTTAATAAACTATCTACACAAATATTATCTATTTCTGATATATTTGATCTATTTAATATAACACAAATACTCATTACATTTATTTGTGATTTTAATATTTCTAAACTTTCCTTTATTGATCCACCAGTTGTTACAACATCCTCTATAATAATACAATAATCATTAGAATCATATTCTCCTTCAATTTGTTTTTGAGTACCATAATTCTTTACTTTATCTCTAAGCATTATCATAGGTATATTATATTTTGTTGAAATATATGTAGAAATTGGTAGTCCTCCTAATGGAACACCGCATATTCTAATTTTATTATTAGTTGTATTATTAATACTTATTACTTTATCTTTTATAAAGTTTAAATAAATAATATCTCCAATTTGTGAAAGTAATTCTGGATGTGATACTAAATTCTTCATATCAAAATAATATTTTGATGTTTCACCATTTCTTAATATAAAACTACCTTCTTTAATACAATTTGATTGTTTTAATTTATTAATAATTTTATCCATTATTAATTTAAAATAAAAAAATAATATTTAAATTATTTTTGTAAATTATTAATTTTTAAATTTAATTAAATTTAATTAAATTTAATTAAATTATTTCTAATTGAGTTGTTTGTGTTGCAAAATTTCCATTATTATCTTTTATAACTACTATTAATTTAATATTATCACCTAATTGATTACTACCAGTTGAATTAATAGTGAGTACATTTGTAGCTAAACTAATATTAAATATATTTTGTACTGAATAAGTAGGAACAGTTACAAAAGAAAATGTAACAGAATCTCCTGCATCAGGATCTGTCCCTGAAAGTGAAATTTGTGTATTTATATTTGTATCTGTATTATTAAATTGATAAGAAGAATTTAAAGTTGATGTAAAAGAAGGAACATCTCCAACAGTTTTAATTTTATACCATCCTAATGTATTATCATTATTTTTTTTATTTAAATATATATTATTGACATCTTTTACATATGTAAGTTTACCTTCTAAATCTTCTGTAGGCAATTCATTAATTGTATCATAAATTCCTAAAGAAGATTCTGAATCTTTCCATGTTAAATTACCATTTCCATCTGTAGTTAATAATTGATTATCTAAACCATTTGTTTTTGGAAACTTAAAATTATTAATTTGAAAATCATTTTTAACAACACATTTTTTTGTTATTTCTAAATTTTGTACTCTTAAATCTTTTAAACAACCCTTTTCACTCATTTTAATACTTTAATACTTTAATATTTTATTATATTTATAAAATTAATCCTTTATATATTGTATTAAACCTTATGGGAAATAATCTAATAAAGTGTCAGTTCCTAATGTAGGAGTAGTATTAAAACCATCATATAATTTAATATTACTTACATAATAATACAATGATGTATCTTTACTATTAAATTTAAATCTATAATATCTTGTAGACTTTACAGCATTAGAATTAGCTGTATATACTAAAGAAGTAGATTGTACATCACATCCATTTTGATTATCAGCTCTACTATCAATTGTTGTCCATTTATTTGTTATATCATAACTAGATGGATAATTTGCATGTTCAACACTATCATACTCTGGTAGGGTATTATCATCACTTGTATCATTATATTGTAATGTCCATGATGTAACACCAATTTGATTATTAGTACTTGAAGGTCTTCTGCTAGTAAATTTATAATGTGATATACGCCTTGCTTCACCAAATGTAATATTTGCATAAATAGGTGCTGTCATACCATTTCTATAACCTAAAAATGCACGTGATTTATGAGTTTCATTATAATTATACACATCTAAGTATGAATGTTCATCATCATTAAACATGTTCCAATATGTATCTGTTCTTGTAGAATCAGTTCCTTGTGATGCACTACTTCCCCATGATGCATCATACATTTCATATATTACTCCATTAATAATATATTCAACTTTAATAGTAGCAATACCATTATTACTTATATCATTAGAACCAGTTATAGTTCCTCGACCAATTGCTGTATTTAAATTATCATCAGCATTATAATTTCCTATAACCCAGCTATTTGTAGATTGTGATAAATCTATTGTTGATGTTGAATTTATTACATTTATACCATCACTCGCCTTAATTATAATTTTAAAAATTCCTACATTAAAATTTGGAGAGTTACTATCATCATTATATATATTAGGTTTTAAAAGGAAATGATGAATTCCATTCAAATCATTTTCTGTTATAGTATTTAATTGTGGTATTTGTGATATATCTGTATCAGTCCAAATACTATTTATTTCTTTTTGTAATACATATGAATATGTAATATTTAAACCTTCAGGATCAACTGCTTTTACTTGAATATCAAGACTATTCTCAGGAATATCGTCATTATTATATATCACCGGTAATTTATATGTTGATTCAGGTGATATTTCAAATTCAGGAGTTTGATTAATAATTCCAAAATCATGCCATATATTATTACTCATTTTAATTTTTGCCTTTTTCTTAGATTCTAAATACAATATATTACCATTATTTGAGTTTTTTTCAGGTACACGGGGATATACTGATGTGTCTTTTTGTAAAGCACCTTCATTTACACCCCAATTAAATAATTTATTTGAACCAAGTTTTAAAACTTGTCCTGATGAGCCATCAGTTTCTGGAAATTTATAATCATTTAATTTAACTTTTCCTTTAATTTTAATACTATCTGATTCGATTTCCTCAATTTTAAAACTTCTTAGACATCCTTTTTCACTCATTTATAAATTATTTATTTATTTAGATATTTAAATAATTTATAATGAAATATATTTTGATAAATTTTATTAATATTTAAAACTTACCATTTGGATCAATGTTATCACTAGAATAAAATCGAATACGATTAATTCTAAGTCTTCTACCTTGTCCCCAAGAACTATTACTTGTGTAACTATCTGTAAAAACTATTCTATAATATCTAGTTGCAAATGGAGCATTTGCAGGAAAATTTCTAATTAAAGATTGGTAAGTATTTGGATTTGGATTTGTTCCTAAATCTATTTGTCCATGAAAATTATGCCCTATTTCATAATATCTTGAGTGAGTCGTACCTGTTATAGTATTTGTATCTCTACCTCCTCTACACGCATTACTAACAACTTGTAATGTTACCCAATTTCCATCATCATTTTTTCCAGATATAATCCATTCTCTTGGACTAACAGTTCCTCCAGGCCATCCTTCAATATTTATATGTGTAACAAGATGAGGAATTTTAAAAGTAAAAAAAGCATGATGGCAGAAATTTTTTGCAGTACTTGATCTCCAATAAGCACTATGAAATACAGTGTCATATAGTGGATAAGGGTATGTGTTATCTTGTGTAAAACTGTTATAACTAATTGTATAACCTAATCTATGTCTATCGTATGGTGCTATACCTGCATTCTCAAAATCTGAAATATCCCAATCATTTTCTAATGGGGATACTGAAGCAGTACCATTTGGTTGAAAACTTATAGCATCAACAAAACCATTATAATTAACATCATATGTTCCCTGAATAGGACTTGTTCTAGGTGTACTATCATATGTATCATAAGCACTTGACGTGTTATGATATCCTAGAATATGTCTATGAGGAATTAAATCAGGTACAATAAATGAACCAGTACTACTATTTATATAGTCACTTTCTGGACTATGTAATGGATTTGTATGTGGATCATTTAAACCACTATATATACGCATTCTAGAAATATGTAAATAATTAGATCCATGTGTAGTATCAGTTATACGCCACCTATATTCTCTTGCTGATACTTGTGTGGTTTCAGGTATTTTCCAATAATATGTTTCTTCATGTGCTTTTCCAAAAGAATCTTCAGTAGGAATTGTATGAATTGTTGTCCATGTTCCATTTATTTTAACTTGTACAGTCCATTGTGTTGGTGCTCTATCTTCAGTATTATTACCTGACCAATTTCGTGATCTCCAATGATAATGTGTAACTTTTTGAGGAGTCTCCCAAGTAACATATACATTAAAAGGGTTTGCACTTGTTGCTGAATCCAAGATACCCCATGGGTATCCTGGATATCCTGATGGATATGAATTATAATTTGCAACTCTATCATATTGAAATATTGCTAAAGCACTAAAATCAGGTGAAATATATGAATTATCTTCTCGTGATCCACTTACAGTTGCA